ATCACGGCTGGGTCGGGGATTGGAAAAAGCACCTTTGTTTCTGAAATTGCGTATGACCTTCTCGTTCGACAAGGTGAAACAGTCGGCTACGTCGCTTTGGAAGAGAACATACGACGTACTGCTCGGAGGTTCGTCGGTATGGATCTTAATTATCCTGTCCACATTGACCGAGGTCACTTCACAGATGAACAAATCGAAGCAGCGTTCAATCGGACTCTCGGAACGGGCAGGCTATTTCTGTACGACCATTTTGGCTCTCTTGACCCTACCGTTCTGCTTAACCGTATACGGCATCTGGTTAGTGGGTGCGGCTGTAGTTGGATTGTGTTTGATCACCTATCGATTCTCGTTTCGGGTCTTGATCAAGGTGATGAGAGAAGGGCAATTGACCAAACAATGACGAAACTCCGCAGTTTTGTTGAAGAGACTGGTTGCGGGATGCTGCTTGTGTCACACTTACGCCGTCCTACAGGAGACAAAGGCCATGAGAACGGAGCACAGACCTCACTCTCGCAACTTCGCGGTAGCGCTGCTATTGGGCAACTTAGTGATATCTGCATCGGTTTGGAACGAGATCAGCAGTCTGAAAACGACTCCGAGGGCACAGTGGTACGGGTTCTCAAGAATCGTTTCACCGGCTGGTGTGGCGTTTCCGGTTCTGTGAAATACGAAGAAAGTACCGGCAGAATGTTGGAGTTTAAAAATGGCGGCAAACACAAACCCGCAGAGTTCGATGATTCTTTTGAACCCGACTTTTGACGTTCACATCACTGAGATGAACCCGCTGAAGGTAACAGTTCTTGCTGCTACTGAAACAGCGAAGAGGTACCTTCAATCCTTCTTCAAATCCAATGACGGTTTCTACCAGCTCACCTACGAAAAGCTCGAAGACTTCCTTGATTTCTGCTACAGCCGGAGACTCAAAGTCTTTATCGACGGTAGTGTTCGACGTGGAAACGAACGCTCTGAAGAGTCGTGATGTAACCAAGATTCATTGCTGTGCTTTGAGTACAGACGATGGTGTGGTGTTGTTGAGGGATTCAAAAGAGTGGCTTGAGATCCTTGAAAACGCTGATGTACTGATTGGTCACAACATTATTCAGTACGACATACCAGCTATTCAAAAGGTTTACCCAAAGTTCAAGCCAAAAGGGAAGCTGGTCGATACGTTGATCTTGTGTCGGATGTTGTATCCCAATATCTTTGACACCGATCTCAAGCGGAAATGGGAGGGTATGCCGATTCAGTTGTATGGTCGGCACTCTCTTGAGGCTTATGGGTTCCGCCTGGGACATAACAAGCGTCACGCAGCTCTCAGTGATTTCAGCGAGCTGACTGAAGAACTGGCTGAGCGATGCGTCTGTGATGTTGAACTAAATGTTAAGCTTTGGCACAGGTTGCAACCTAAGGCCGACAGCATCCCTTGTGCCGTTGACCTTGAGATGCGTTTTGCGTATCTCATTTCCCTGCAGGAACGATCTGGCTTTGGCTTCAATGTTCAAGGGGCTTTGGAGTTAGAGGCAGATATCAATCAACAACTGAATACTCTCAGCGAACGATTGAGACAACGGTTCCCGTTCGTTGACGGAGGGCTCTTCACACCCAAGAGAGACAATGCGACAAGAGGATATGTAGCCGGTGCAGAGATGTGCCGCCTTGTGGACCTCAACCCGAACTCTCGGGATCACATTGCTTGGGTGCTACAGAACCAGTTGGAGTGGAAGCCAACAGACTTCACCGAAACGGGAAAACCCAAGGTAGATGAAACGGTTCTGTCGAAGATTCCTGGAGCTGAGGATTTTGTTTCACACCTCACGTTCCAAAAACGGTTGGGTCAACTAAGCACTGGCAACAACGCTTGGTTGAAGCTTGTGGAACGCGATAACAGGATTCACGGCAGTGTGATTACTGTTGGGTGCGCCACAGCCCGCTGTAGCCACGTCAACCCCAATATGGCCCAGGTTCCTGCTGTCAGGTCAGTCCTGGGACCGGAGTGCCGAGCTCTGTTTGGACCTGGCTCCCTTGGGGAAGGGAGAAGCACCAAGCAGGTTGGCGTGGATCTCAGTGGTATTGAAGCTCGATGCCTAGCGCACTACCTATGGCCCTTTGATGACGGCCAGTTTGCGAACGAGGTATTGAACGGCGATATCCACACAGCCAATCAGAAGGCTGCTGGACTAGCCACACGAGATCAAGCCAAGACCTTTTTCTACGCCTTGATGTACGGAGCTGGAGCAGAGAAGCTTGGCCTGATCACCGGACAAGACGGAGAAAAGCTTAAGAAGAAGTATTTCCGCAATATGCCTGCACTTGCTGCACTTACGAAGCGGGTAGTAGCAAAGGCAGAAGATGAAGGATTTATAAAGGCTTTGGACGGTAGACAGATAAAGATCCGGTCTTCACATAGCGCTTTGAACTTCCTTTTACAGAGCGCTGGTGCCATCATTAGCAAGCTTTGGTACAACATCTGCTACGACCAACTGGTTGAAGCAGGGTTTACCTACGGCAAAGACTTTGCTTTTCTCGTCCATTGCCAGGATGAAATTCAATTCTCAGTCGCAGCAGAACGCGCAGAAGAGCTTGGACTCATTGCAGTCCGGTCTGCAGCTTTGGCAGGAGATGCACTTGGACTCCGTATTGAAATCGGTGCGGAATTCAAAATTGGAACAAACTGGGCAGAGTGTCACTAAGACTTGCAAGATCTGCAAGCAGACAAAGCCTGTTGAACTGTTCGGTCGTAATGGTACTTGGCGACGTCCTGAGTGCTTGTCTTGCGCTTCTAAATGGATGAGCCAATACCAACGCTTACGAAAGAAGCAGAAAGCTCCGCCGCTTGGTACACCTTGTGAGTGTTGTGGCCTTACTGAACAGAAGTTGCACTGGGATCATTGCCACGATTCTCACGAGCACCGAGGTTGGCTGTGTAACAACTGCAACACAGGCATCGGAAAGCTTGGTGACAATCTCGAAGGCGTCCTAAAGGCAGTGGACTACCTAGCCAAGGTTAATAAGCTAGGGACCCATCCAGGAGGTGCTGATGACCTGGCTACTGCTTGACGCAGATATGCTGCTGTATCAAACAGTAGCTACTTGCGAGGTTGAGATTGAATGGTGCCCCGACATCATTACAACTCATTTGCCTGTTAAAGAAGCTCAATTAATGTTCAATGAACTTCTTAACATCAAATGCAATCAGGCCCAATCAGATCGATTCACGCTTTGTTGGACTGCTGATCAGAACTTCCGAAAGGATGTTGAAGCGTCGTACAAGGGAAACCGTGCTGGTAACCATCGTCGGAAACCAGTTGGGTATCAAGCAGTACGACGTTGGGCTGAACAACAGTTTCCTTCAGAGTGCTGGCATCGATTAGAAGGTGACGACGTGCTTGGCATCTTGGCTACACGTCATAACGATCAAACCGTGTTGTGGTCTGGAGATAAGGATCTCAAACAGATTCCTGGTCTTCATCTCGACAACGATGGAAACATCTTTAACATCTCTCAACTTGAAGCTGATGTCTTTTTCTATCGTCAGATTCTTACCGGTGATTCCACTGACGGCTATCCTGGTTGCCCTGGGATTGGCCCAAAGACAGCAGAAAAGCTCATCCCCTCAGAAGAGTTCACAGAAACCTCCGCATGGAGAACTGTAGTAGCTCAATACAAGAAGAAAGGGTATGGAGCTGATTACGCTCTAACCCAAGCTCGCCTTGCTCGCATCCTCCGTGACACTGAGTACACCTTCAATGAGATCCAATTATGGACACCACCAACGACGCAATCCGACCCAGTCACTACGCCTTCGATGAAGGAGTAATCGAATGTATTGATTACATCGAGAGTCACTGTTTCGATTTTGTTGAAGGCAACATCATCAAGTATGTGACTAGGTACCAACACAAGAACGGTACCGAAGATCTCAAGAAAGCCCGGTGGTATCTTGATCGACTGATCAAACGATCAGAAGAGTGGGATGCTAAATGGGCTAACCGCAATCAACTTACTTACAACGACATTCTTGAAGACGATGAGTTCCAACGCAGAACTGGTGAAGAGTTGGATGCTCAAAGCGGACCAACTAACCAGTCTTGAAGGTGAAGAGTGGCTTGAAGCTATTGAGCGACAACTCACTTATGTAGAGGAAGAGTTCTACGAATTGATGTATGCCTTCCGAAATGAAACTCGTCCTCAAATCCTTAAGGAAGCCTGCGATCTCATTTGGGTCACATACGGCTTTCTTCATCTTTATGGCGTGGACCCTGATGATGCTTTTGGACGAGTTTATACTTCCAACTGGTCTAAGTTTCCTTTCACCAAGCTCAACGGCAAGGTACAAAAAGGACCTAACTACAAGCCCGCCGATCTCTCAGACCTATGAAACCTTACGAAGATCTGATTAATAAGATTCCTCGTGAAGCTTGGCAGTATGTCGAAGCTGAATACAACGAGGATGAAGAGGGTAACGGGACTCTTGAGTTTTTCTGGGACCCAGACGAACACCCTGAACTTGCACCACTGAACGAACTAGACGACGATCAGTGGAACGACTTTGTAACTACCTCACTTCAACGCACTCTTGATCTCGATGAAAACGAAGGAAGCACTGAACCCAGCGATCGCAATGACGGGTCGGGTGGAGAGCTGGATCAAGAATCCGACTCGTAGGTATCCTGTCTCCTGTACTGTCTTCGTTGTAGAAGACACGATGGATGAAGATCCTGATGGTCTTGAGGGCTCTTGGCAGTTTGCTAGTAAAGCTCTTCGTTACGGTGCAGGCGTTGCTATTCACCTGTCGAAGCTTCGTGCAAAAGGTACTGAAAACAACCACGGAATGGTTGCTTCAGGTCCTTGTGGGTTCATGGAGATTTACTCCAAGTTCAACGAGATCCTTCGTCGTGGTGGAACGTACCGTAATGGTGCGATCGTTGCTCATCTTGACGCAGATCATAGTGACATTCTGGAGTTTGTTAATTACGATCGGGCTCGTATTCCTTGGATCAAGCGCTGTGTCAACGTTGATCCTGACATCATCGATCAGCCAGACAAACTAAAAGCAATCATGGATGCTGCCCGAAAGGGTGATGTTTGGATTGTTAAGAAGCAATACGACGCCAATGGCGAACGTATCTATTCCAATGTTTGTCAGGAGATCCTGCTTAAGTCTCGTGATACCTGCCTCCTTAGTCACATCAACTTGGGTATTACAGAAATCAAAGATATTCCTAAAGCCTTTAAAGACGGCATGGAATTTCTTTGTGATCTTTACACCCGTACAGGTGTCGATGAATCTGGCATCTATAGCCGTAAGGACAATCAAGTTGGCCTTGGCGTTCTCGGGTTGTCCAACCTTCTTGCCATTGAAGGCGTCAAGTATTCCGAGTTTGTTGCCGCGCTTCGCCGCAAGAATCTGGGCCTAGGCACTGCTGACAACAAAGCAGGAGAGATCGCACAAGCCCTCTATGTAGGCTTCATGGAGGCCGCTAAGGTGGCTGCTGACTACAAGATGTCCCGAGCTTTTACCGTGGCTCCTACAGCGTCTTGTGCGTACCGTTATGTGGACCGTGAAGGGTTCACTACAACCCCTGAGATCTCACCTCCGATCAGCCGGGAAGTGGATCGTGAT